ATGGCTGATCAGCAAAAGTGCATTTATAATAAATTCGGTAAGCATGAGTGATTTTTCAGGTGAATATAGCAAAGTGGTTTATAGCGGAAACTGCATGCCAGACTAGGTTACTGTATATTTTTTAAATTCAGGAAAGGTAGCAATAAAGTAACTGAGCGTGTTGCGAAGTAATTGATTTTGGTTATTTAAAAGGCTTTTAAAGTTGGTCGGTATGGAGAGATTCGAACTCTCGACCCCTGCCACCCCATGATGTGGCGCTATATCGAGTTAAGTTATTGTAATTTAAAAACTATAAATGTAATTAACTGATTTTATATACAGTTAATTTTGCAGTTTTTATCATTTTTACAATTCAATAAAATCAAGCGGTTAGGGCGCTTGTTACAAATCGAGTATTTAAGTTATCAGTAAAACTCAATATAAACAACCCATTAGAAAATCTTAATCAAAAGCCTCACTTTCCTCAGTAAGTTAGTTTACCTTTCCAAACTCGCTCATTAGATTTGTGCTGTATAAATAAACAGTGATTTATTTTGGTGTGTGTATGTTTGTTATTCCTATTTATATCGAAGCGGGTATTACTGGCTTTGAATCGCCGGCAACGCAATATAAAGAGCTGGGGTTGTCTTTAGATCAGTTACTTATCAAGCATCCAGATGCAACTTTTATAGGGGTTGCATCTGGGCAGTCTATGCAGGGAGTAGGGATATTCGATGGCGATCTGTTAATTGTCGATCGTGCAGTTGATGTAGTGGTGGGGGAATCCCCCCATTTTTAATGGCTGCTTTGTTTGCAAAATTATCCATAAAGAAAAGCGTTTGCTAATGTCGGCATCAGATGAATATGATCCGGTTTATATATCACCTGAAGATGGATTCTGTTTGGAAGAAGTGGTAACAAGGAGTATTAGGCTACATAAACCGTGTGCTGAGTTTTCGTAAGTTTTAGATTTAATTAACTTCTCATATATAGTTTACATTTATATTTAAAGGATAAAATTTTGAAATCAGATAACATTAGTATTGAGTTACTTGAGCTATTAGGCTACGAAGTAAAAAAAATACCTACCTCCGATGCCGAGAAGAAGAAAGAAGCTGATTTTCTAGTGACTTACCAAGGAGTGACAGCTCTGATCGAAGCGAAGCTCAAAGAGGATTCTGCTGAGACTAGAATTAGCAAGGAAAAAAAATTATCGAATGGTGATGTATTTTGTGCAGAAGGCAATGCGGGTTTTGATAATAATATTTCAGGTATATCAAATAAAGCTAAAAAACAGTTAAGATCTTCATCTGATAAGAAGCATGATTTTAAAATAATTTCATTTTGTGCTGTGGAGTCGAATGTAGGACAAAAATATCAATCATTTAGAGATACTATTTATGGGTCTACTAGCATTTTTGATGGAGTTACAAAAGAAGTTAAAACTTGTTATTTTTACAGAAACTCGTCTTTTTATAGACACCAATTATTTGATGCAGCGATAATCAGTACATTAAGAGGGGATCAATTTAAAGCAACACTATGTTTGAACCCATACAGCCCAAAATATGAAGACCTCAAAAAAAGCGTATTTATGACACCCTTTAATGAGGCTGTCGAAGATCCTATTGAGCTAGAAAAACAAGGTCTGGCTTTTATCCCCAATGATGATATTGACAGAAAATTGAATCCTTTGGAGGAAATTAATTATGGCCATAACCATATAATTCAGCACTTATGTGAAAAGTATAACAAAAAAATCTTAGTACCTTGTGATTTTAAAATGCCTGAATTTTCAATGCTATATAATATTGAGTAAGAACATTATATTTTAATTTATTATCTAAATAAAACCCGCTAATTAAGCGGGTTTTTATACACTGTAATACCTTTCAAACTTCGTTTTATCTTTTCTAGGTTGTCAGATAACACCCATAGCATGCCTGCCAGGGTGTCTTTGTCCATCGCTTCAAAGTGATCTTCAATACATAGCGCGTTAATTGTGGCTTCTGCTTGGTAGATGTTTTTATCTAGTTCGTTTTTAAGTTGTAGCGCTTTGTTGTTTTGCATTTGGTGTTTCCTGCTGTTTTCGTTGAGGAAAAGATACAAGTAATTTTGTGCGTTAAAAAGTGAAAAGAAATACGTCCTATGGTACAAATTACGTCGTGAAGTTCGTATTTAGGTGTTGTAAATTAAAAGGACGTAGTAAATGGAGCGAATTACTCCCGAAAATTTAAGAGAGTTGCGTAAAAAATTAGGCTTATCGAGTCAACAAGCAGCTGATAGTGTTTATAAGAACCGGCGATTATGGCAAAGGTATGAAGCGCCGGTGACTGCTGGTAGCAGCTTGAACATACCGCCAGCAACGCTTGAGCTATTTTGCTTAAAGCATGGATTACCTTACCCACCAAATAAGCAAGGTAAATTAGGAAAACTTGTTAGTTTTTATGGTGGCCAAGGTGGTGCAGGGCATACATCATTAACAATCGATATATCTACTGAGCTAATGATAGGTGGATATGAGGTGCTGGTTATATCTGATCGTAATGGTTGTGCCATGTTTGGCGAAATGTCTGTAAAACATAACTATCCATTCCCTAGAACTATCGAGGTTGAAAAATTGAATCAATTGAGTGCCGCCGCCGATGATTTGTTCGACTTCCCATTTTCCTTTTCGCCTAGTAGCCTAAAGCCAGTAATAGATAATTACGACTTCGTATTTCTCGATATTAGTTTGACGATTGCAGAGAAGTATTTTGATATTTTAGAACCAGATCTGATTATTGCGCCTGCGAAAATAAATGAGTTGCCGCACAGAAATAGAAGGGCATTTAATAGCTTGAAGAAGTTAGCTACAAGGCTCTCAGAGCAAAAAAATGATAAAACTAAACTCGCTTTATTGATGGTTGCCGTATCAACAGATTATGCATTTAGTCCGGGTTACTATGGTTTGTTTGATGAAAGTGCAGATGACTACGAAGAAGAGAGAGATATTTATTTTAAACAGCAAGAAAAAGACCAGTTAGACCAAGAAGAGTTGTTGAAGCTTTTTAATAGCTTGGAGAGTGAACCGAATATGCACCTAATGAATAGCTATACTTCAGATGCTTATGATAGCTATAGAGAGAGGTATGCTAAAGGCTATAGTATATTTAACAAAGCGCCTAATTCGTTACCAGCTCATGAGCTACGAAGCGTTAAAAATGAAATATTAAGAATATTGGGTGTTCCAAGTAGATAATTATTAGCATGGCTGGTAAATTAAAATATTTTAGGAAACTCTATGTTTAATAAGCAATTGTGGAGCGATGTTTCAAAGCTTCATTTTTTGGAAAGCTACCCCGCTTTACCATGCCCATACTGTAAAAGTATGAACCTTAAATTAGATATTGATAGCTTTACTACTAGAAAATTATCTTTGCAAGCAAGAAAAGCCTATAAGGAACAGTTTAAAGACAATGAATTAATGGATTTCGCAAATAAAGAAGATAATAGCTTCCTTAAGTTAGCAGCGCTTGTTCTTACTGTCGCTGATGGAGCAATGTATCAACCTTCACAATTTATTGCTTTTTTCAAGTGTAGTATGTGTAAAGAGAGTGTATCTTCTACTGGCTTAGCTAAAATACCAAATAATGATACATCGGTTAGACAAATTAAAGTTGAAAGCTTCAACCCGCCCTTACATTTGTTTCCGTTGAGCGATACAACACCGACTTCTATAAATGAAGAGTTATTAAGTTCGTTTAATCACTTTTTCTCTGACACTTGTTCTTCGGGTAATCGTCTAAGAAGGGCAGTTGAAAAACTGTGTATAGAGTTGGGTTATACTCAAGAGAGAAATCTCTATCTAAATATTGAGGCTATGGCAGATGACTACCCTCAAGAGGCTCGCTGGCTTCAATCACTTCGGCTTTTAGGTAACGAGGCGACCCACGCTGATAAAATAACTGAAGATGACTTACTAGACTCATACAAAGTGTTTGAAGTAGTGCTCGATATATTTAGACGAAAACACATAGAACCTGAAATTGAACAAGTAGCACTTCAACTACAGGATAAGTTTAAAAAACCAAATAAACAATTAAGCTTAAAACCCTGATAGCTGGATTTAAATTTTGTGAAAAGGAAGCAAATATGAATAACATAAAAAAAGCCAACAAAATAACAGTATTTGTTGGTTTAATGCTTTTATGCTTGGCATTGTTTGTATGCTTTTTCTTCAAGCAATTCGATTTTAACCTTAATACACCAATTCAAAATTGGATTGATACTGCTGTTTATTTTAATAATATTTTGTCACCGTTATTTTTATTTATGACGGTTTTTTTACTATATTACACTTGGCGTGACACTAAAAATGGTTTAGAACTGCAAAGAAAAGATACTTTATACCACTCAATTATTAATACACTAGCTCAAGCTACAGGTAAATTTACACTAAAAATAGAACAGCCACTTTTCAAAGATGCCTCTTTTCAAAATGATACGATCATATCTCAGGCAATGACCCTGCTTGGTGGTTGCTACTTAGATTATTGCAAGCGAAAAGACGATTCTCCAGATGCTAGTATAGATTTTAAAAATAGAGTTGGTATTTTAGATGTAATTAGAAAAAGTCAAACCAGACCTAATGTATATGTTTCAGTTATATTTCATCTTTACGGTGAGCTTTCTGAAGACGTTCATAAGAAAGGATTTTTACTTAATGTTTATGAAGCATTTAATTTAGAAATATTGATTGCCTTGGTTCTGTTAAAGTTACGAACCAAAGAGCTATTGGAGGATAGAGAAGTAATCGCCCAAATAAATAATGAATTGGAATTTTTGAAGAAAGTAATCCTTATTGCTCATCAGCAGAAAGATCTGGAAAGTAAGTTATTCAATGAGAATTTAATAAACGACTTTTTGAATACTGATACTGATACTGATACTGATACTGATACTGATACTGATACTAAGTAATAAATACTATTGCATCTCAATTGATTTTATCACTCACAAAATTAGCGCTTAATAGCGCCATTAATTTAAACTTACAGTCAAATTAGGCACTTGCACCCATTCTATTTGTTTGCCGAATTCGGTGTAGACTTTGGTTGATTTGCTGTCTGAGTGACCCATTCGGGTTTGTGGATCCCAGCCTTGGGCTTTTATTAGGCGTGCTGATAGGCCTCGTATTTCGTGGTACGTTGGGCGTTCTTCTGGTTTTAGGTTGCTGTATAGGCCTAGTTGGTCGCGTACGTTTGAAAATTCGCGGCTGATGTTTTTGCTTACTATTTGGGTGATGTGGTTTACCAATGCACTGGTCGGGTTTGAGTTCTTTTTAGGGAGCTTGTGCACGACGTAGGGCGATACGGTGTTGTCGCGGCTGTTGTCGATAATGGCTTTTATGGTGTCGTTGATAGGTATAATTACGTGCGACGCTTCACTTTTGTAAGTTTTTTGGCGGTGTATGGCCAGCTCGCCGTAAATTTTACCGTGCTCATCTATGAGTGGTTCTTTATACCAAATGCACCCACAGCGCCCTGGCTCTGCTTTTTTTAGTTTGTATTCTATGCGCGATACTTCGAGTACTGCGTGGGTGGTTTGCATGGTTAAGTCCATGGCTGTTTTTAGCCAGAGTGGGGCGGCTGCGCGTATTTTTTCAAATGCGTTTACGTCCAGGGCTTTGCGCTTTTTGGCTTCTTTTGGCTTTTTAATTTTAAGTGCTGCTGGGTTGGTGAGCATATGGCCTGTGTCTTTGGCGTAGTCGAATACGAGTTCAAGGAAGCTTAATTTGCGGTTGTATACGTTGTTACTGGCGCTTGGGTGAAAGTGATCCATGTAGTCGGTTACATCACTTAGGGTGATTTCTTCGCCTGGCATGGTGAAGTATGACTTAACGCGCTCGGCGTCGTTTAACCACGTAGATACAACACTAGTACCGGGCTTTTTATCGGCGGTCATACGTTCAATAATTTTATCTACCAAGCTGCTAAAGCTGGTTTTTGAACCTGTATCGTTTATCAGGTCGTCTAGTAGTGAGCCGCCGCGTTTTATGCGATTGTACTCGTTGGCAATGATGATTGCCTCGGTACGGTTTTGGCTTATTACTTTACGCTTGCCGTTTACCAGTTTGAGTTGATAGCCGGCGTTTTTATCAAAGTATAAAAACGGCGGCAGGTCTCGGTTTTTGTTAAGTCGTTTTCTTGGTGCCATAGTTAGCTATTCACCGCTAGTTGCATTGCAATTTCTTTAGCTTTTGCGTGTGATCCTGGTTGTTGGTCTTCGTAAATATAGACCTGTTGACCAGGGCCTACCAGTTCACCCAGTACATAACCAGTTGCTACCCAATCACGCAATGATTGATAACTTGGTAATGAGTCTTCGTGAAAGTATTTTTTAGCCCAACAACGCGCTTTCATTAGTTTCGTTTTTTTCATAAATCACCTGTTACTTTCTAACTGTTTAACTTTTGATTGGCACTTAGCAAGTAGTAGTAATGAGTCTTTCACTTCATCTGGCGCTGTGCCGTAACCTAGTTGGTTCATGTAGATATGTTCACTGTTAGATACTTTAACCAAATTGCTGGGCTCAAGGTTTAACCGGTTGCCATCTTTAAAGCGAATATTATGACCAGGCTCTATTGGGCCAAAGTGCTGCTCCCATACTATTCGTTGCTTAGCGAGCCATATATTTGGATCTGCAATTTTAACCTCTATATAACCGTCTACAGTTATACGTTCACTACCAAGTGCCATGGCGCGTGGTGAAACTTGCCCTTTTTTAAATTGTGTCTCAACGCTACGGCCACCTGCTTGAAAGCCTTTTTTACCTTTGTTTTTTGGTGTATGGCCTTTTTGAAAACGACTTAACCTGCCACTTTTTATACCTTGATTTTTAATAAGCCCACGAATTTGGCCGTGAGTTTTATCTGTTTTAAACTTTTTATTAAAGGCGACTGTTAACTTGGCTACCGTTAGCTTTTTATACTGTTCAACACAAAACTGGAGTTGTTCAATTGTAAAAGCACGTAACCGAGTAGAGCCTTTTTTACGACCACTTTTAATACTGTGATTGCTAACTGTAGATTCGATTTGCGATGTTGTTTTATTAAGTCCAAACTCATTATTAAATGCCACCGCAAGTTCATCGCAGGTTAGCAGTGGGTACTGCTTGCGTAAAAAGTCTAAATGCTCGGGTTGATAATAAAAGCGCGGCATGGTCTAACCCTCAATCATTTTTGGTAGAGTAGGGTTTTGATATTCAGTTTTAAACTTCTCTGCATCGAGTGCTAATTTTGCATTATCAACAATGACCTTAGATACATTTGAAACAGACTTAGCCCGCTCAATTTCTTCTTTTAGCTCATCACCTTTTATATCTTCGTCGCTTAGGCGTTCTAGTTGGGCGAATAGGTGATCATTTAAATCAATTAGTTTGTTTTTCATTGCTTGTTCCTGCGTTGGTTTTTAACGATTTATTTTCTTTAAGCCAATAATATTGGCGAATGCGTACTCTTTGTTGAGCTACGCTGTGACGTTTAAATTTGTGCATTACGTTAGCTAATCTTTGAATATAATTTTTGCATCTTGATCACGGCCGGAATAAAGCCAGCCATCCATCGCGTTTCTATCTGCAGAAGATAAGTGACGATATTTAGCAATCGCAACATCTCCTTTAACTATGCCTGCAGGACCATCATGGCTACTTGAACCATAGCTATAGCCGTTTTCTCTAAGCCACTTTTCGGCAGCGTAATGAGCACCAAAAGTGGTGTCGTCATGTTTAAACACTTTTTCGTTTGCCATTGTTATATCCTGTTATTCCCATGGGACTAAGCCCAGTTGTTTACGTTTTTCATTCCACTTTTTAACTAGAGTTTTAGCCTCTGCTTGTAACGTTTGGTCAGTTAGTAATTTATTGTTCTGTTCTGGTTTTGAAGCCTTAAAGCTGACTAAAGTTTCTAACGTGGCTTGCTCAAATTCGGTTATTACGCAACTAACATTGCTTGTTGGCTGCGGCTTTTTTCAACTAAGCTCAAGAATGCTTTAACTAGGCACAGGTCTCGCCGCGCATTAACGTTTAGGGCCAATGTACCAATCACTGTTTGGTTGTGTGTATTTACAAGCTGAACCATGCAATATTTAGTACCTGATTCGAAAATACGTAACTCTTCATCCTGTAAATTATTGTTTATTAGGTTGATGCGCTGTTTTAGTTGGTTGATCATAAGGTTTGTAAATACGTTTAACATGTTTGTGCTTCCTGTGTTGCTGCTTGCCCACTGTTATCGCTAGCGGTGTTTTTGGTTACATTTAGACGTAACGGGTTTGTGTTTTGCTCTTTTTTTGATTGGCTTACTCGTGTTGTGCGGGCCGTTCGGGTACTGCGTTTGGTTTTCAAACTACCGTCAATATCACCATTGGCTGCGCTTAGTAAGCACAAAACAAAACATACGGTGTAACGTAATACGCCTTGTTTAATAGCCTGATGAACGGTTTGGCGCATTGAGTTGGTGTTAAATTTAAAGCTTAACTCGTTACATGCTTGCCTAACGGTGCACAGCTTTACGCCTAATGAATCAGCAATATGTTTTTGCGGTAATCCCTTCGCTACTAAAAGTAGGGTGCGTGCTTGTTGAGTAGGCAAACGTGAATGCGGTTTAGCAAATACGTGCATGTCATCAAGTTGAAATCCGGTTTCTGTGCGTTGTGTATTCATGGCTTCTTAAATAACAAAATTATTTGTAATTAAAGTTACTCATAATTTTGTTTTCAGTCAACAAATAAAACAAATAAATTTGTTTTTTCGTTTTTCAGGCACAAAAAAACCGCCAAAAGGCGGTTTTTTTTTAAGTTATAGTTAACTATTTTGCAGGTCAGAAACCAGTTCATCTTTAGTTGGAGACTCTATTTTTACTCTCTGATTCCTAAGCTGTATTATTAAGTGCTTATGAGTAATATCGAATTCATTGAATATTTCAGCCCAAGTTCGTACATAACCTCTAATACGTGATTCAGCACCAAAAACAAGACCTTTATGCCCTTTACCACGGTTATCTTTGAGTCGTTGTTTTATAATGTAATCATCAGTTGAAATTTTACAGCCAACTAAGATGATATCAAAAGTCATATCTGGATCGTTAAAACCAGTATGCTTATTAATTACAGCTGCATACTTTTCGATTTGTCGTAAATGTTTTTCATTGAGTACAGTGCTTGGTCTTTTTATTTCAATCACGGTACATTTAAAGTGGGAGCCGATTTCTTCGGTATATGTGATCATCTTTCGTGCGAGAAAAAGATCAGTTTGGCACCGGATATTCTCTAGGCTTAAATTGCTGTTGACCAAATCCTCAATTTCTATCTGATCTTTATTAGTTATCGTTCTTAACAGTTTCTCAGAAGTTTTTTGAAAATCATCTTCCTCAGCCCCTATAATTTCATATTGAGCGCCGAATAACCAAAAATTATTCTCAATGATTTTCTGTAAATCAGGGGTTTCTTTTGTATCTTTAGAAAACATTTCAAACAGATATTTTAGTTTCTCAATTGTATCAGAGCGTTTAGTTAATACTTCAATAGTACTAATTATATGATCAAGCTTTGTTCTCTTAATTTGATTAGCAAGAGTGTCTAATTTTTCTTGGGTCAAATCTAATACTCCCTCGAGAACTTCTAATAGACTATCATTCTCGTTGGATACTGTGATTTTGTCCAGTAAAGCGACAAGTATTTTTTTATGCTTATTGCTTTTCAGACCGTTGAAAGTGTTGGGTTCGGCAATATGTATGCTTTTGATCAGATTCTTTGTGTGCTCGATTCGTAGTCTTTGTTCTTCTTCTTTTTCATGTTTATAAGTTGGAATAAATCCCTTGTTTTCAAAGTCTTCTACAAGTTCATCTGCTTGTTCTATAATGAATTCATTATATAAACGTCGAGATTCATTCTTGATAAATGATTTCAGTTTTGTGAATGTCTCAGAATTCGGTGAGCTCTCATTGTCATCATAAAGTGATAAGGTACGATTTGTTGATGTATTAAAATTATCAAACCAACTTGAAGTGATATAAGCACTTAAATAAAAACCATTTTTGTAATTTAGTCCTGTTAGATCATTATAGACATAACGTATTTCGGAGTTGTAGTAGTAGTTATAGGACTTTTCTTTATTAGGTTTCTCGTCCCAAATAATTAAGCTTATAGAAAAATTATGGCCATCTATTTCTTTGTCAAAAGTGTGTAATCTATGCTTCGGTGGTTTGATATCAGTAGAGTTAACTTTAATTGATAATTTATTATCGATAATAAGCTTCCAACCAAACTCTAGCGAGAATTCTTTGAGAAGCTGTTCAATTCTAGGAATCTTCTCAGCTTGTTTTTTAGTTATGTTTGTTAAAGATACGCAAGTACCTTTCATATTTTTTAAAACATTTGAGTCTTGATTATGGGCTGCTATAGGTGTAATTGAGTAGTCAGGGATTTCTTGAGAGAACGCTGAAATTATTGCATGCTCACCATGGTGACAAGTATACCAAGTTGCTTGAGTAGCAATTTTATGGAATGAAAAACGGCCCCTGCCTTGACTTCCTTTCTCATCAAAACTGTCTTTTGAAGATGAATCCCAGTTATCAAAATTTTTATCAGGGTTTTGAAAATCAATTCCATCACCATTATCAATAATATCTATTTTATCAACTGTTTGAATTTCATCGTTATAGAAATAAAGTTTAATATTTACTTCTTTGGCTTTTGCATCAATACCATTCCAAACATACTCACTGACCACTTCGTAAGGTTTATGGGATTTAAAGCGTTTAGTTATTGATTCATTACTTATAGTTGCCGTTCTAGTTATGGTTTTAGCCATGTTTTCAATTCCTTTTTCTATAACTTCCAATAACAACACCACAAATGACAGCATCAGGCAACATTTCGATTATTGGATTGGGCCAATTTGGGTTGAGCGCTTTTAAGTATTTTTGTGATCCGTCGATTATTAGCTGTTTAAATGTAGCTTCAGTATTGCCATTTTGCCTAATAACAACGCACGAACCGTTGCGCGCTTCGACTTCTGGATCAACAAATATTATTTCGCCATTGATAAAGTCGGGTGACATTGACTCGCCTTTTACTTCTAGCGAATACGTTGATTGACTGTGTTTTTCTGGGCAGGGGTAAAACGTTTCTACATCGTTTAAATGTATATCGGCCCAATGCCCAGCTTGCACCCAGCTGATCAAGGGAATACTCGAAAGTACTTTGTAATTTGGTAATACATTCTCTGGGTCAGCCTCCATTCGACCAATGCCTTTTTCTAACCAATCAGCAGATATATTCAGAACCCTTGCTATAGATGCTGTATTGCCAGACCTTTGAGCTTTACCTGAGCATAAATATTGAATCGATTGCTGGCTTACACCTATTTCACTGGCGAGCTTTGTTTGAGCCATTCCTCTAGTAGACAATGCATGTTTTAGACGTTCGCCTAAGTTATTCATATGGAACCTAATGAAATTTTAATAATTATAATGTTACAAAAAAATTTGTATTATGTATTCACAAAAATACATGTTGCAAAATAACAAGGGTATTTGTAGTATTGATTTCTATCAATTCTTTATAGAGATGAATTATGAACTCTAACTATCCAGCTTTAGCGCAAGCAATTGCGACCTTCGGTGGCCAAGTAAAACTTGCCGATGCAATTCAGACTTCTCAACAAAATGTTTCTAACTGGCTAAGAACAGGCAAAGTTGCGCCTGATAAAGTAATCCTCATCGAGAAAGTCTCGGGTGTGTCTAGGCATGAACTGCGGCCCGATATTTATCCGCCTGATCAAGTTGCTTAATTTTATTATTTTCATGGTTTTAGTCCTGTGTTGTTTACAGGCTAACAATAGTTAATTTGTCGTTAGGTAAGTAGCCAACACGGTATATGTTTTTTTATACAGGTGTTTTGTAGATATATATTGAATAAAGAGAGTGAATGCTTAGCGGATTTTAAAATAAATATGTGAGTGTTTACTTTATTAGGCACCGACAGTGAGCTGTTAACAGCTTATGTAGGTTTAAAAAGTGCGTGGGACAAAAGCCCCACGCTGATAAAACAAAACCCGTATCAGCTTTGGTCGGCACGATTGCGGGTTTCGAAACATCGAGGTCAAGTATATGACACAGTACAATAAAAAATCAAATGGGGTTTTGGTATGAGCATGGAATTAATGGTGCTTGCCATGAAAGCAAAAGTGGGTAACCAGTCTCGTAAACTGGTTTTACTAAAACTCGCTGATAATGCCTGCGATATGGGGGAGTGTTGGCCGTCTTACCAGCATGTGGCTGATCAATGTGAAATGGCTAAACGCACAGCTATGCGCCATATTGATGCGCTTGTAAAAGAGGGCTTTGTTAGGAAAGAGCAACGTAAAGGCGGAGTTAAAGGTAACCGCTCAAACTTGTATATTATTAACCGTAAAAAGTTGGTTGATTCTACCATCCCCCCTAGTGACAAATTGACACCACCCCTAGTGACAGAGGATCACCAAGGTGGTGATCGTGTGACACTACCCCCTAGTGATCCTGTGACACCCAGAATCAGTCACTCTTTAGAACCAGTCAATGAACCTAATAAAAATACCAAAAAGAATTCTCTCGATTTTTCGTGTTGGCCAGCTATGCCATCTGAGCAAACGCTGCGTGATTGGTTTGCTATGCGAAAACGGATGAAGGCGAATGTTAATCAGACGGTGGTTAATCGATTTGCTAAGGAGCTTAGCCTTGCTGTGCAGCATGGGGTGAGCGTGGATGATTGTTTGGCTGAGTGCGTGGTACGAAATTGGCGAGGCTTTGCGTTTGCTTGGATGGATAAATCGAAATCACAAACTGGGCGCCATGTGCAAGCTGTTGGTGATGAAAACTGGTATGAGAATTTGGGGGAGTTTTGATATGAAATCTGTTCAAACATTGGTTAAAGCTGGTTTTAAGCATGGTGAAAATAACGCATTTAAACAAGCGCCAAAGAGTTTAACGCCTGAGGTTGCTGCGATTTTTAATGAGTTATTTGATGAATTGAAGGCGATTTTTCCTGCTTGGGGACAGTCTGGTGTTGACGCTGGGCAAATTAAAAAAACGTGGGCTAAGGGTTTTGTTGATAATGGCATTACGACAAAGGCGCAAGTTGCACATGGGATGCGTAAGGCTCGGCAGAGCAGCAAACCTTTTTTGCCGTCGGTTGGTCAGTTTTGCCAATGGTGTGTGCCAACGCCTGAGGAATTTGGATTACCTAGTGTTGAACAGGCGTTTGTTGAGGCTATTCAAAAAAATAGGTTTTTAGATACTGAGCAATGGAATCATGAGGCTGTGTATGTTGCTACGCGAGCTACGGGTGTCTGGGCGTTTAAGAATCAGGATTCGCATACTGTTCGACAGGCATTTGTGCGTAATTATGAAATTGCTGTTAGGCGTGTGATGAATGGTGAGGATTTAACAGCGGAATTGCCAGTGGCTTTGCCTGTAAAAGTGAGCCACCCAACACCTAAAGGAAAGGCGCTTGATCATTTAACATCTTTTAGACAGCGCTTTAATTTTAGACGCGGTTTAGTTAAAAGCTATTAAGTAAGGAATTAACAGTATGGTTTATTTGAGAGACTTACCTGGTGGCGTTCTATTTAAAGTTGTTCGTACGGGAGCTCGTTTTATTAAGGCTGACAATCGTATGGGGGGTAGCCATAGGTATTGCTGCCTTAATTTGAGTAATGACTCAGTGATGGAGCTTAACGGCCAGACGCGTGTTAAACAAGTTTTTAGGGTGCGTGATGGGGAAGTACTGAATGCAGGCTAAGGATGTGCTACGTGTGAGCCGTGCTTATGCTGGGTTTACTCAGCAGGAGGCAGCAGTAATGTATGGCGTTACTGAAAAAACTTATCGTAGCTGGGAGAAGGGCGGCACTGCCGCGCCATTTGATGCTGTATGTAGCATTGTGAGCGATGTATTTAAATTACCACTTACTAAAGTGTTGGAGCTTAGAGATGTCGAATCTAAAGAACCTGCGCAGGGAACTTAAGGCATGGGGCCGTTTTTGGGCGTCGCATGAATATTCTCAAGGTTTTAGTAGTAAGTCGAACGTTGAAAAAGTGGCCGATGCTTGTAAATTAGGTGGTATGCAGTTTTCGTCTGTTGCGTTTGAAATTAATGTGCCGGCTGATATTGATGGATTAACTCGTGCTATTGATGCGCTTAGTGTTCATGAGCGCTTGGTGATTGTGGGTAAGTATATTAAGAAAAAAAAGCACGCTGAATTGGCTGTGTGGGCACAGTTACCCACGACTAAGAGTGCTGAGTTTTGGCTTTTAAGAGCCGAAAGGGCTTTGTTGTGAAAGTAATTGTATATTCAGTTTAATGATTACATCTCAGTAATTTTAGGTAAAGTATTTGGGTTAAATTGTTTGTCATCAATCTCAGCAAGTTGATTAATTTTACAAATTCCAGAGCGATGGGCTATGAGGTTTTCAACATTAATTGGACCTGTGAAATTTCCCAGAGATGGGCACAAAATGTATACTTCAGCTTGGTTGATTTTCTTTCCCCATAAACTTTCGTCATTGGATATGGTTATTATCATTCTTGATTTACCAAATAAGTAAACTATTGCGTTCAATTTACCTTCTATTGGATATAGTATGATAGTGTGCACTCCCGGCCAAGCTAGCATTTTTGCTTCTTCAGGATCACGATTATTGAAAGAGCTAGAGAAACTTACACCGCAATTTATTCTTTCTTTAAGTGATTTTGCCCAAAGAGCATTTCTCAAGTTAGCTGCATCATTACTTTCTAAAAATGCACTCCCTAACGTGTTGACTCCTAATCCTAAAGCAAGCTTGCATAAAAACCGCTGATCGAAACCTTCTTGGAATAGAAGCCTAAGTTTAATGGCACCCTCTAATTCGTTAATCAAAGATAGGAAAGTCGATTCTTCATTAGTTGGAGTATCAAAATATTCTGATTGGTTATCAAGGTCAAAATTACCAGATATACGCTTAGATGATTTAAAACACTTAGCTACAGATTGAAGAAGTACGGAGTTCCAATATGGGTCTGCATGTTGCCCGTATATATAAACTTCGCCTCCAAACTTTTTATTATCAATAGGATTGCCTCCTGCAATTGCATCGTACTTAGGATCGGCTTTTTTTCTTCGATGATAAACTATTCCACCATGTGGCCCAAACCATACATCACAAGTCATTTTGGGGTCTGATATTAGTTCTTCATAGACTCCCATATACCGCATTGGGAGAGGTCTTGGTTTTTTCAGGTCGATATAGTACAAAGCGGATTCAGCCATATCATTTTGGCTTGTGAAGCTTTTTATCAGGGGGGCATCAACAAATAGGCCCATAATAGAATTGCAGCGTTTACAAACATTTCGAGTTTTGAATATATCTGAACATAGAGCACCTCCTAAAGCTTGAGGGAAAAGATGCTCCAAAGAAAATTCATCTTTAGGTTTTTCTTGATTACAAGTTATACATTTTTGAGTCATTACACTTTCCAAAGGCAGGGTGGTGTTGTCCTACGGATTCTAGTTAAGATATATTTTAAGTTTTTCTTTTATAAATAATATTTAGAAGTTAGCATCATTACAACTTATAAAGTACATCTAAAAAATTATAAAGGAGTTAGTCAGAATGAGTTTACGCCTAAGAGATATTTTCACTATAAATAGCAAAGAAGGGGATGGTGAGTTTGCTATTGCATGGCAAGAAAAGTTTTTAAAGCAATTAGAGGGTTGTATTTTTGCAGTAAAAGAGATTCACTCTTTGAAAGAACCGCTAACAGGTATGAGTATATTAAATTTTAAGGCTTGTTTGGCTAACATCAATGCAATAACAAATACAGCTAATGAGGCATTGGACTTTTTTGAGTTAAATAAAGGAAGCGCTGATGCAAGAGCTGTAAATAAGGCAATAAAACACCTTGCCGACGAATGTAAAGAAGTTGAAAGCGATGCAAGTTTTAAAAGCGCAAAATCTGACCTTTTAGAATGGCTAAAAATATAAATTAGGACTTACGTATGAAGTATCCAACTGAATATAGAATTGAAGTATATTTAGATTCGTTTATTAACGACCCTATCGCTAGCTTCTGCTCAACAACGTCATTTATGGCAATCAACGTAGGTGATGAAATAGATCCTTATGCTTGGTCTGAGGGCAATGAAGAAAGTTTTGGTAATAAAGGCGAAGTTGAAAGTGGGCATAGTTTAGAAGTTGTTAAAATTCGCCACTTAATGATGGTTACTAACAATAAAACGATTCAAAGTGCCAGTTTAAAAGTTAAGGCTGTTAAACGTAAAGATTAGTTTTTTAGTGAACCGGAAAGGTTTTACTGTTTTTCGGAATGTTTAAAGCCTGTTTTTTATCCTAAAAAAGCCTATCATTTATCTATGCTCGCAAGAGTAGTGACATGTTTTATCCTTCTTGTTTTACTTGTGTTAAACCCGCCCAATGGCGTAATGCCAGTCAGTTAACACTGACTGGCTTTTTTTTATAGGGATATTTAGATGGTTTCTTTTTCACACATCGTGGAAAGCTGCGCTCATGACGCCTTGTTGGTAACTGAAATAGCGTCAGCGTTTCTAATAAATGCTCATAGTGTTTTGGTAAATTTCCCGGACTTGTCAGTGGGATAGTTAACAGAAATACATTGATATGTCTTGAACAATGAGAAAAACTCAGTTGATTTGGCCATACTTCCAGTAA